GGAAACCTATGATCCCAACATCAAGACTCTTGGCCCAGGGTGGGCCCGTAAGGACGGCCACATCATAGGTATTGCGGTGGCAGCGGGAGAATACCAAGGATACTTTCCTATCCGGCACGAGAATTCTCATAACCTAGACCCCAAGTTTACCCTGCGGTGGCTCAAGAAACAGATGTCTGTGCCTGACATGAACGTGATTATGCACAACGCAACCTACGATGCGGGTTGGCTGAGAGCCGAGGGCATAGAGATCAAGGGTAGGATTATCGACACGATGATCTCAGGGGCACTTGTGGATGAGAACCGTTGGTCATTTGGTCTTGATTCCATGGCTCGGGATTTTGTGTCCATGCGAAAGAACGAACGGCTTCTGCAAGCAGCGGCCAAGGAATGGGGCGTTGATCCTAAGTCAGGGATGTACAAGCTTCCGCCCAAATATGTGGGGGCCTACGCCGAGCAGGACGCGGTTGCTACGCTCAAACTGTGGGAGGCGTTAAAGATACGTTTAGAGGAAGAAGAACTCTGGCACATCTGGGATATTGAGAACGGGTTGATACCCTGCATGTTGGACATGCGGACCAACGGTGTGCGCGTTGATCTGGACAAGGCAGAGCAAAACAAGAAGCTGATTCGTAAGCAATCGAAACTCTTGAGGAATAAGATTGAGAAAGAAGCAGGGATGGAGGTGGACATCTGGGCATCCGCTTCAATCCAGAAGATGTTTGACAAGCTAGGTATGGAATACCTTACCACGGAGAAAGGTGCGCCGTCCTTTACCAAGTCATTTCTGAACGAACACCCCGCTGAGATATGCCAATCACTGGTCAAGCTGCGTGAGTTTGACAAGGCAGACGCTACATTTATTGACAGCATTCTGCGGCACGAGCACAACGGACGTATTCATACGGAGCTCCACTCTACCCGTAGGGATGAGGGCGGCACGGTTACGGGTAGGTTTTCGTCATCCAACCCTAATCTACAACAGATTCCCGCTCGTGATCCGGACATCAAGAAGATGATCCGCGGATTGTTTATTCCGGAAGAGGGAATGAAGTGGGGATCGTTTGACTACTCGAGTCAAGAGCCGAGGTTATTGGTTCACTTCGCAGCGAGCGTTCCGTCTGAGTTGCGCAGTCATGTGGTGGATGATGTGGTTGATGAGTTCAACAGTGGTGATGTTGATCTGCACCAGATGGTGGCGGACCTTGCAGGGATCACGCGTAAGCAAGCCAAGACTGTGAACCTGGGGATTATGTACGGCATGGGCGTAGCCAAACTGGCCGATCAGCTAGGCATTGCTTCGGATGATGCCAAGGATTTAATCAAGCGGCACCGCAGTAAGGTTCCGTTTGTTAAGCAGCTTGCGGACATGGCAACCAAGAGGGCTGACAAGAACGGTCATATACGCACTCTGCTAGGCCGTAAGTGCAGGTTCCCCTTGTGGGAGCCTAAGAAGTTCGGAGTGGGCAAAGCCATGTCTCACGACGATGCACAGAAGGAGTACGGATCGGACATCAAACGAGCGTTCACATACAAGGCACTCAACCGTTTGATCCAAGGATCAGCAGCCGACCAAACAAAGCAGGCGATGCGTGATTGTTACAACGAGGGACTTACTCCTATGCTCACGGTTCATGATGAGTTATGCTTTAACATAGAGAGCCAAGAACAGGCTGCTAAGATAAAGGACATCATGGAAACAGGTATACCGCTCAAGGTCCCTTCTAAAATTGACGTAGATATTAAAGATGATTGGGGAGAAATCGAATGATTGATAATGATATGCCGACACTAGGCCTGAAACAAATGCACCCGTTACAGGTTCACGCGTTGATGGACTTCGTAGGAGAGGCGCTGAACCTAGCAGCCTTGACCGACGACGAAGAGATTCTGAGAGAAGTAGAGTCTTCAGCCGATGAATTGGTACGGTTGTTTGGCGGCAACGGTGTTAAGGTAACCGTCGAAGCTTACTGACGTTGTTGGCGGCGTAGGATTTCTTCGTTAGCAGCCTGCGCCGCTGGATCACTGCCCAAGACTGACGGAGCTAGAGACTGAGCTCGCTGCAATAAGTTTGTTGCGCCAGTCGTTGCTCGATCCGCTAATCCGCTAATCGTATCCGTCGCTTGCCCTACAAAAGTCTCACTAGGCTGTGGCTGTGGAACCGTGGGTTGTGGAGCGGGGGCCGAAGTGTTGAGAGCAATAAAAGGATTGTCTGTAGGTTGTCGAGTCTCAACTATCTCAGTATTTAGTAGAGATCTACGAACTTCATTTATTTCTTTTTTGGGAACGCGTTGAAGTATCCTGTTTTCTTTTTTAACGTTCACCTCTCGGGCAACTTCCCTAATCAATGACCGACTGACTTTGATTGGGTCATATCGGTTGCTAAGAATATTCCGTAGTTCTTTTCGAGACACTGGGGTTTCTTTAAATGCTTGAAAAATCTGAGCCCGAGTCATCCCAGCATCCATTGCAGCATCTATTTTACTTTTTAAGACAGCTTGGTGCCGCCGTTTCGCCGTGTTTGCTTGAACATACGCATCCAGAATGCTTTCTACTGTAGCGTCGTTGTCGTCCGCAACCTTTGTAAAGATCTGAACCGCACTGGACCTGTCCGCGGAGTATGCACCAGCATCGTATCCCAAGCTTCGACCGATGTTAATCTTCAAGGGACGAAGACCCGTAAGCATCGTGCCCGCTTCTTCCGCCACCGTAAACGGATCACCAGTCTTTCCGGGCTCACCTGTGATTGCGCGGTTTAATCTGCCAGAAACAATCTCTCCACCTTTGACGGTGTAAGCCTGCTCCACGATCCCAGGGACGAAGGCTCCCGCTACATGGACCAAGGACTTAGATAGTTTGTCCCCCCAAAGTTCACCGGGCTCATAGATTTCGGCGCCAGTCTGGGTTTTACCGTCTCGGATAGTAACATCAACAAGACGTTCCGTTGCCAAAGCCTCTGATGCAAACGGCTCCGAAAACTTCTTGAACGCTTCAATCGCAGCGAAACCAATTTTTTCTGCCTCGTTGGCCCCGATCTCACCTTTCTCTTGGTACACTTCTGCGGCGGCTCGGGCAGGAGCCAACATAAACTCATAAGGAAGCATGTACGACAGATCAACAACGTCAGCGTTCAAGTCTTCGTCTGGTTTTTCTAAGTACATCATCGTGTTACCGACAGACCAGAACGGCTTGTTCTTTTCCAGAAGATCCTCTTCTGCTTCTGTAATGCCCAAGATGTTATGCGCCGCGTCTCGCATTGCAACAGGTGCAACCGTAGCCATAGATATGTAACCCGTAAGACGCTCGGCCCCAATGCCACGCACCTGACGAGCGAACGCTCTAGCCTGCTGCTCACCCATGGCTTGAATCATTTCAGGGGTAGCCTTAAACCCTAGTTCCTTGACCGCTCGGTTTACAATGTTGCCAGAAGTACGAATGATTTCCGCAGGGAACGCCATAAAGTTACCCATAACAGGGATTCGACGCAGGGATTTAATGACTTCAGGAACCATAGAATATGTAGGCATGGTCTGCTTGACCAAGTCTGTTGCCAGCATGTTGCCAAAGTCTGTGCCCGCGATAGAAGAGGTTCGCTGCGCTAACCCAGCTTTCTGGAACGCATCTTGAATCAAGGGGTTAACATTCTCTATATCAATACCAGCCTTACGCATTGCTGCGCCGTACCGAGCTTTCTCGCCAAGAGCACCCACCACCTTCCAGTAGTCGTCACCTAACTGGTAAGTTTTTTCCATAAACTTTACCCCAGTGCCAATGACCGGGGTCTTGCGAACTAAACTTCCGCCTTTAGTAAGAAGAGAGGATACACCTTCTTCAGTCTGCTCCTGCATCAACTTTTTAAGTTCGTTGAGTTGGATGTTCTGACCGATGGCGCCTTCGTCTTGCATAGCCTTGAGCAACCGGAACTGTTCTGGGCTGTCCACCGCGTTAGCTACCAGCACTTGCCCGCTCTCAAAGATGCCCATGTTGCGGCCAAGCAATCCGTTTGCCCCCACAACAAAGGTGTTCGACAAGAAGTTACGAACCTGTGACAACGGATTAAGAACCGTCTTCGTCATCTGGGACAGACCCTTGAGTTGCAAGGATACAGCAAGGGCATCCTGCACAAAAGACTGTGATCGACTTGGTGTAGTCAAACTATTAGCAATCTCTGTCGGAACGTAGTTGCCAGACAAAGATCCATACTTACCACCAAACACGTTCTCCGAATCAAACTCACCCATCTTGGTATAGTTTAACTCTTCCGTAAGAACTTTGACCTGATCATCAGTCAAATTGTTTCCGTTGATGGCAAAGGGCCGACCGCCTGCGTTCATCTTTTGAACGGCCTCATCAAAGAACTGAACCTGCCCTGGGGTCGAGGCAGACTGTGCGGTGTTGCTGATCGAGTCAAACAATCTTTGCGAAGCCATCGTAGTGGACATGTTGTCCACTGTGCGTAGGAACGCCTCCTTTGGATTACGAACCTCGCCCATCATTTCCCGCAGCACAGGAGCTTGTTCCAAGAACGCCGAACGATCTTTTAACATTCCGTCTGCCAACTTAAACAGCGAGGTGCGCCCTACCACTTCCTTCGCGCCTTTCGCCACACCAGAACCAGCCTGTCTAGCAGCCGCCTCTGGCGTCAAACCAAAGGAGTTGACTGAAGACTTGTTAAATATGTCGTTGATAAACTGCGTGGCTTGTTGGTCCGCGGTCTGAGTATCAATGGTCGGGGTCCGAGTTTGGATGACATCTATAATTTGTTGCTTGGCCTCTTTGTACTGAGGCATGGACGCTGGGTTTACGTCTTGAAACTTCTTTGGATCCAAGTGTAGCTCGTACAGCCGTCGGATGTATGTCCCCTGATTGTTTTGAAACTGTTGGAGAAGTTCATCCTGACGGGCAGGATCAAGGTTTGGAGCAGAGCGAACAGAGGTTTCGAACTCTACGCTTAGATCATCGATCTTACTGCGCATGTTATCCACAGCAGTCCGGGCCTTGGCCCCATAAACCTTAGTAAAGTCATCTTTACTCATATTGCCTGTGAGAAAGTCCATCGTGTCGTTGTAGGCTCGTTGCGTGGCGGACTTGCCTCGGCCTGTAAGACGTTGCAGGCGAATAGCTTTGCTGATTGCAGACTCATACTCGCGTAAAAGTTTAGACGCCGCGGCTTCTTGGGCCTCGGTCATGCCTTCCGCGGTACGAACAGCGGTGGTTATTTCGTTGGGTGCCAGCCCATCCGCGGTAAAGTTCTTCTTTAAGAAGTCCGCAGATTTAGGAAACAAACCTTTTGCTTTATCCCCTAAGTAATTCATTCCAGCCGACAGGCCACGAGCCAAAGTCGGAACGCCCGACAGTTCTGTGCGGCCAATTCCTTGGATCACGGCCCCCGCTACAGGCAGCACGACTTCTCCGGCAAGGTTAAAGCCCGCGCCTTCTACACCAAGCCGGAATTTGTTTCTCAGCCGTACCGCTGCGAGCTCCTTGCCCGTTAGACCGAACTCATCTTCTGTTCTCATAAGATCTGGCATAGCGTCCCAGCTATCTGCCAAGGTGGTCATGGTGCTAGGAGACACCAACACATCTGCTATGCCTGTCCCTGCCGTGGTCAGAGCAGCACGACCCGCTCTTGTCTGTGTCAAAGCTTTGGGCGCAGTTCTTCCAAACGATTGCGCGGCCTTACCGAACCATGTTCGAGCAGCGGGAATCGCGGTCCCTGATTGCAAAGCTTTACGGGCCTTGTCCGCTTTGGAAACAAGACTAAACACCCCTAACCCAGGGGTTGCGTATGTTGTAATAACTTCTGCGACTTTACCTGCGGAGCGTTCTGGCACTAAGCCCAAACTGTCTTTCACGCCCTCAAAGGTTTCAGTGACCTTCTGTTGGGCTCCGTCTTCTATTAGATCAGCGGACGCTAGACCCGCTGCTCCCAGTTCTGTCAAACCTTGACCGATGTTTACGATACCCGCACCAGCGCCACGGGCTATCGACCCGATGACCGTTTGATCCGACTCTTCGTCCATATCTTCCGAAGTCAAAGCTAAAAAAGGATTCTCCGTCGGGGCGGATAAAGCTAAGAACGGGTTCTCTTCTGCCATTAAATTAAACCATATGTTTTAGGATCATGACCTGCTTCAATTAGTTGAGATTTAATTTTTTCATCGGAGACACCGTCGGTTTTAAGGGTTTGGATTAACGCCGATACCTGTGATTTTTTAGGATCAACAGTATCATCCGTATAAGTCCTTGCAAATTGTGATTCAGGGAAAGCTTTAGATGCAGCTTCGAAGGCGCTGCGATTCGCGTCTTCTATAGTCATAGTGCCGTCTTCCACTTGTGCTGACAGCGCACTCATCGTGTTGTCTAATACAGATTTAAACATACGATCTGGTGTAGCAAAAGATCCAGTTCCACTGCTTCGCATACCTGCAATTCGCTCCGCACTCCGGAGTCTTGCGTCCAATCTACGATCCGCGTTGGCTTCTGCTATTGATAGCTGGGCAATTTCATCTTTACGCGCTTGCTCGGATGCTCGATCCTCCTTCATCATCTTCGTGCCTGCAAGCATACCGTTGGCTATGTTAGCCAGTGCATTCGGGCTTTCTCCCGCGGCTATAGCAAATCCAATCATTGCCATGTTGTGCCACATTTCTTTTTCTTTGTCCTTGTCTTTTACTCCAAGGAGATCACTAAAATACTTCTGATAAGCAGCAACCGATTCTTTTGGGCCTAGATCAAGCTTTTCTCCAGTCACTCCGCTAAGAGTTGCATTAGCTAACTCATTACTTTTCTGTTCAGGCGTACTGTCAATATTGCTCGCAATAGCTTCAGCGTCTTTAATAACCTCAAGACCTCCAGGTCGAGTTTTTGGGCGCACGGTTTCGGGACCTTGAGGCTCACGAACAATATCTTCTACGACAGATGGCGCAATGTCATCACCTTGAGATGGGTCAGGCGTAACATCAGTTTTTCCTGCCGCCTCGTCGATGACCGTTTGCGCGTCTTTTTGCAACGGACTTTCCTCCACGAGTGCGTCAAGAGTTTCTGTTTGGGATTGCGTCTCTTCCCCTAGTGCCGTGGCCTTGCCACCTACGGTGTTGAATGGAACAATTGGGTCAAGAACTTTGTCCATTTCATTTTCTATTGCCGAGGCGTTTGTTCTAAATTTTAATAAATTTTCAGATCCCAAAGCAACTTCTGGAGATCTAAAATCTATTAATTCGTCAATAGGCATATCTCCAACTCTTCCTTGTGGAGGGGGAGGTAGAGTTAATCCAGGTCCCGACATTGTTCTAATAGGGGAAGGCGTTACATTAATTTCTGGCAAATCACTTTGCGCCATTCCTGGCGCTGTCATAGAGCCTTCGACGGATGTAACAGAAGTCGTTCTTGGAAACGCCGCCGTTGCTCCTTCCGGAAGGAACTCAACAGGTGCGCCTTCTGCAAACAAAGAATCATCTCCGTCTAACGTCGCAGCAAGAGAATCCTTTCTAATTTGTTCGCGTTGTTGCGCCAATTGTTCTGCTTCGGAAGGACCAAGATCTCCTCGAAGTAAATCAGTGTTTGAAATACGAGGTAGTATATCCCCCTCGCCATAGTAGGATTCGTCCCCAAACTTTTTTAGGTTTTGAGCAATGCCTGCGTAAAACTCTGCGGACTCAGGGTTGTTTACGACTGCACCTTGAACCACGGCAATAAGATCCGCCGCCAACGCTCCTACTTCAACCGTCCCCTGAGCGGCAAGCCCCAAACCAATGTCTAATATTTCTTGTATGGGGCGACCCAATGCGTTTGCAATTTCTGCCGCCCGCTTTCCGGATTGACCTAACCGAACCACTTTAGCCTTGATGTTCTCAGGATCCGCTTCCAACTCCGCGTCTAATCTTTCTAAGCCGCTTCTGTCGTCTATTTTAGGCGCCGCTAAACGGGATACATCGTACATTGGAGGGGACATCAACCCCTGTGGATCAAACGTAACGGGATCCTCGCTTAAACCAGCGTCTATCATCGCTTGAACATACGGATTTGCTCGTCTTTCGGGCTCCGCATCTTTCTGCGGAACGAACGGTCTGGATAACTCACCAGGGAACATTACTTCAGGCTTCGCTTCAGGAAGCATTACTTCGGGTTGTGCAAACACACGAGGCTGTCCTTGCGGAACGGGCTGCGCCATAGCCATGTCCTCTTCCGCAACCCGCTCGCCTTGAGTAAGAATTTCTGTTTTCAGATTGGGCTCTTCGATCTCCACACCGGACTCAGTGTGAAAAATCCTATTCCCAACCACCTCAAATAAACTTCCAAGAAAACTAACGATTCGACCTTGAACTCGATCATCTAAAGCCTGCATCTTGCTGCCCAAATCACGGTCTAAATCTTGCAAGCTAAAATCAAGGGGCTGCATACCGGACGAAGCAAATTGATCCAACGCGCCCTGCCCAGAAATCGCTCTCTCACGAGCAGTGCCACCATTAGCAAACTTCATCGCCTCGCCCATTAACTCAGGAGATGAGGCTAGTATTCCACCCATTTCTGCAAGGCGCTTACGAGCGTCACGGTTTGCAAAGAGCTTTCTGTTTTCAACGTTCATAGTAACTCCTAATTGCGAGACATGCCGTATAGGCCCAATCCAATTCCCGCTGCTTGCGTAAACGGATTCGGAGACGGGCTTTGCTGCGTCATAAACGTGGACTGCGCCGTGGGCATACCCTGATAAATATCTGAGTAGAAGCCCAGTTGCTGATATGGCGACATAACATTCTGGTATTGTGTCTGACGCTGCGCATCCAGAATAGCTTGCTGCTGCGCTTGCTCTTGAGCACCCATCGAAGACAACAGGTTAATGTCGTTCATGTTTAGACCCTGATAGGCTTCACCCAAACGCGCTTGCTGCATACCCAGAGATCCAAGACCCTGACCCATTTGTCCCATCTGCCCTGCTCCAGAAAGCCCAAGCTGGCCGTATTGCGCTCCAAGCTGACCGATGTTTTGCCCGATACCTGCGGCTTGCTGCGCGGCTTGCATTCCAGTTTGACCAGCCTGAATGCCCATCTGCCCAGCTTGACCCGCTGCTTGCGTTCCGAGTTGTGCACCCGCCAGCCCAGTTTGCGCCGCCTGCCCTGTTTGTTGCCCGGCTTGACCAAGACCAGCCAGACCCATTTGAGTTGCCGCTTGCGCTGTTGCCGCGCCTGCCTGCGTTCCTTGTTGTTGTGCTGCACCCGCCTGTTGTGCGCCCTGCATCATTTGACCCGCTTGCGACTGTCCAAGTTGCGCCGCGCCCGTAGCCGCCTGCATCGCAGAACCTGCGCCCGCCTGACCCAATGCGCCAGTAAGTTGCGACTGCTGCAACTGTCGGCCCAACGCGCTCTCGTAAGCAGCTTGCGCCCGTTTGGCAGCACTTTCGTATCCAGCCTGACGCATCCCCGCAGCAGTTCGACCCTGCTGCTCCAGAACGTTCCTGCCCAATTCCTGCTCGGCTATCGCCTGACGAGCTCCGCCATACGCATTTGCCCCTACGGCCTGCGCTCCAACCGATTGTTTTTGAATCTCCCCGGCACGAGCAATGTCCGACAACGCTTGTTGCACCGCTGTATCTTCGTACTGATTCATAAAGCTGGAGATTTGATCAGGAGTAAATCGATCCGCTGCCCCCGCTAATCCCGCTATTCCTGCCTGTGCGGCACCAACGCCCATCTTCCCAGCTTCGGCCAATGCACGTTGCGATGCGGCAGTGCCTTCCCGTGCCCCGCCAGACGCTGCCGTAATAGCTCTCGCAATGTCCTGACCCTGCGCTTCCATGCGCTCGCCATAGGCAGGCAATGTACTAAGAGCATCAGTTCCAAGTTGCGCGGAGCGAGCAGCTAGATCCCCCAATCCCATTGCACCGCGTTCCGTAAACTGTCGGCCACGAGCCGCCTGACCACGAATATCTCTTGCGCCCAGTCTTGCTGCGTCTTGCGCTTCCAACGCTCCCGCATACGTTCCGGGAATAGCGCCTTGCATAGCGCCCAACGCCGCCTGTTGATAAGGCCTTGCTCCCATCAACGCCTGCTGCGTCATTTGCATTCCGCTTTGTATACCGCCAACACCTTGGCCCACGGTTCCTGCCCCAGCTTGCAGCATTGGAAGATACGAGCCAACTCCCGCTGCCGCTCGTTGCGCTGCCGCCTGTTGCATGGGGGTACGAGCCGCGACCTGATACTGCGGAAGTACAAAACCCGGGTCCTTGGCTAGTGCCTGCGCCCGAGTTAGAATTTCGTCTTGATATTTTCTAAGCCAATCAGGGATTTCCGTGGTTTGTATTGTTTTGACTTCTTCAACCATGATGTGGCCCCATTTTGTATCCGTTCATTGAAGCAAACATTTTTGCTGCAACTTCTCCACGAGTTCCGTTTGGCGCATCGCCAATAACTTGACCCGCTTTTTCAGCATCACCGTTTCCGATGTTCTTTAAATCCTTTAAAGACAGCACAACCTCACCGTTTGATAGCGCCGCTTCCTGCACGGGCTGTCCGTCCTGATATATCATCGCGGGAATATCGTCCGAGGTTCCCGTTCCGGGGCCCTCGATTAAACCACCTCGGGCGTAGTCGTAGCCAAACTTTTGCTCATACTCAGAGTCATATGAATCCCGTTCTTCAGACGTATCAAATGACTGTCCTGTGTAGCGGCTGCGGTATAGGTCCTTTAAAAATTCTGACCTGTCATAGTCTCCGCCATAGCCCTCGGGCATACTTAGATCAACGCTTTCAGGATCTTGAGTTGCACCAAGAATCCCTGCGCCTAATGTGTACATAGGAAGGCTTGAAAACAAAGACCCGCCGCCCTGCTTCGTAATGTTTCCAACAACGGCTTCTAAGGCTTTGTTTTTTGCCGCTTCTTGCGCCGTTGCACCAAGCATTGGGTTTGCTAATCCCTGTTTAGCCATAGCCGCAGAAACCTGCTGACCCATTCCGGTGCCCGCAATCGCGCCGCCAAACAATCCGCCCACACTGCCGCCCAACAAAGCATCTTTAATTGCGTTCTTGGGGTCTGAACCACTCAGTAAACTGCCAATCCCAGAACCAAGGGCCGCAGTTAATGCACCGCCCCCCGGTATAAGAAGACCACCAAGTCCACCAAGTATTGCTCCAAGATTCATGCTTCACCTCTAATAGCTTCAGGCGCAGTCACAGTAATTATCGTGCTACGTTTCTCAGCGCCTGTCCAAGCCTGTCCACAATCTGGGCAGTTACCATCAGGGTAGCTTGCAATCTCTTCTGGCGTGTCAACTGCGTTATCACAGTTTACACAATGCACCATATCAGAACTTGAAGAAGGTTTCCAGCGCGAGCCATCTGGCATTGTAATTGTCATGTCGTTGTCACCGTTACTGTTCCAACAGCGCCCGTGGCTAAAGAACCACGAACATAGGGAGAATGAGCTAGTGGCACTCTAACATAACCGTCATGGTTAAAGATAGCCCCCGGCTCCAACCCGCTGTCATCTGTTTGAAGATTTGTAAACACCGCAAAAGTATTGCGACCCTCTCCCGGATTCTGCATCTGCTCCAAATACACCGCAAACGAACGCACCACCTCCGCAAGATACTGCTGATCGTATTGCGTCGGAGCTACCGGAAAGAATGGAAGAACAAGATTACGAGACATTAACGCATCCCGTCTGGCTGTACATCCACTCTCGGTGAACCCAGCCGCCATGTTGTGCCCGTGTCGGACGTTTCAATCTTAAATGCAAACGATCTACCTCGCAAACGCACATGCACCTGATCGGTAAACTGCTCCACCGGAACAGACGCCGTCTTTTCCACAATCTTGGAGTTGCTTTGCAGGTAGTTGCCGCCCGGAAAATTCCTAGCTTTCAACGTCATCGTGGCCTGCGGCGTTTCGTTTGTACTGTCTCGGAACGTTAAGTCAGGAATCATTCGACGCAAGAACACAAACTGTTCGCCCTCGCCAATGTCCATCTGACTACTTTCGATATACGCACTTATGCCGCTGGCAGGGTTGGTACTGCCGTCATCAAAACCCTGCTCGTGGAAATACAACACATGATCCGTTCCCGCCGCAACAGGCAGATCCTCAACGCCTCGATCCAACCAAACCGTGCGAGCCATCGAGCCATAGTACCAAATTTGCTGCTGATAATTATACACCACATAACGGTCATTCTCACTGCTAGAAGCAGACGGATAAAACCACCAAACCTCAGAAAACGCCGTGTTGGTAGACGCCGTAACCTTTTCAAGCTGGTCAGAGTTAATATCGCTAAACACATAGTCCCGAACCGTGCAAGGCAACCGCTGTACCGCACCGCCATACACATAAAACTCTTCAGCACCCATCCAAAACACATTGTCCTCAACCGCAATCGCCGCTAACGGCCCCGCAATCGTAATGTTTTCAGATACCGTGTTAATCCCAAACGTAAACGGGGGTCCTAAAAACTGCATCGCATGTAGTGATACATCCGTATATACAAGAACCTGCTGGCGCGTTTCGATAGCAGTGATAATCTCGGACCCAGAACCAAGGCGCAAGTCACCCGCTGTATTCGTCGCCGTTGCCGCCCAATCGGTTAGAGATTCTTGGTCCGAGAACCTAATAAGCAACGGATCCTGTACCCCCGGATTGGTCTGGCTATCACAACCAAACGCTATAATGTGCCTGTCACGGTCAGATACCAAAACTTTTTTGGCAATCGTGGGCGTGGTATTAGCCCCGGCCAACGAAGCAAGCTCCACGGCCCGACCCATTGGAGAAACAGCGTTCGTGCTTTTATCCCAATAGAAAATATCTCCATCGCGCACGTTAATAAGTAAATCCTCACCAAAGTTGTCGTGCGACCATATACGAAGGGTTTGACCCGACGCCGACAACGACGCTGCACTGCCCCATGTTCCACGGCTCCACGATCCCGCGCCCCAGCCAGTGCCGGTGATTGTAGTATCAAGGCCCGTGTTGATTTGATATGCGCCCACAACGCTTGAACCACCATTGCCACTATCGCTCGTAGACGCAAAGACCAGCGTGTCATCTATTCCGCCCGAGGTAGTGATCGAAGAAATAGAGGCAACGGAGCGAACGTTTATGTAGTAGCTGCTGGCGTTCTTAACGTAAACGACTTGATATTCTTGGTTTAATATTACCGCCGTAACAGCATCGCCTAACGTAGCTGCCCCTGAAAACGTAACAAAGTCGTTTTCTAACGCCCCGTGAGCAGTGTCGGTTACAATAATTGTGGAGCAAGTAACGGCTGCGCTAGAAGAATGCGCCGCAGCCGTGGTGCTACGAATACCCCGCACACAACCTACTAGAGTATTGCTGGAGATATTGGCGTAGCTAATAATTTCTGCACCAATTTTAATAATACCGGAATCCGGAAATCCGCTCGCGCTTGTAAGCGGAATAGTATCGTCAAGCGCACTAATGCCCGCAGACAACGTATTAGCCGAGGCTGAAAACGTCACGTCCCCCGCAGCCGTAGTTGCACGAATAGGCGTAATATCGTTATACCCACCGCCCTCGTTAATGTAATACTTTAGGTGCGTACCTACGCCCAAGTATCGTTCGCCGTTTAAGGCGACCCACGGGTGCAACGCACGGCATGTGCCCAAAAAGTAGGTGGAAGAACTGGGCTCCCACCCACCGATTTTTTCTGGAAAGCCAAAACGAAACCTGACCTTGTCCATATCAAACCAACCGCCCTCATTAGAGTACGATGTGGTTTCCCTATTTATTCCGGGACGGAACTGGAGTTTGGTCAGTGGCATTTAGCACTCCTAGTTTACAACTTCTGCCTCTTCGACTTCCTCTGGATTTTCCAAAGCGTCCGCCAAGAGTTCAACAAACTTCTGACGGCCTACCGCAAGCTGGTCCAAGTTAAACTGAGCGTTGTCCATTTTACGCCCTAGATCGTTTACATGGTTTAGCATTGCTTTTTGTTTATCCGTCATGTCTTCGACAAAGTATTCTGTGTCGTTGACTGTAATTGGGGTCTTTTCATTTTTTCCCATTACGAGTCTCCTATGTTTAAGTTTAAATTATGACCACGGTAGGGGTTCTACAGTGGGGCTTACGGGAGGAGTAATCATAGAGTTGATTTGCCCTTCCACATTCGCTTGAGTGTTGGCAACTCCCTGTTCACCAAGCTCGTCTTGCACCCAGCCTAAAACCTGCGCTTCTGTTAGATTCGCGTATGGTGTAAAGGTTTCACCCTCCTGTGAAAACGTACTGTCGCCGTCAATACTTGCGGTGTTTGTACCGTCTGTACCTGTTAGTGTCCACATTACCCTTACCACAAAATCTGGTTCTGGGGTGGGCATTGTGGACATACTGTTTATCGTCCAAGTGTAAGTAATAGCCATGTCTTTCTCCTTATGACGGTTCAGTGGGCCATGTGATTGTATTTGGAAAGCCCGATTGTTGTGGGACATTTAAGAGATCAGTCCTGTACTGTGACCATTCAGTTTGTTTAGTCTCAGTCAGATCAGCCCAGCGCAAAGCATTAGACACAATAGGATCAACCTCTGTAGCCAAACGATTATCACGTTCAACACGGGCATCTTTAGCAGGTTTATCATTCTCTATCTGTGTGCTTTTTGCACTAATCGTAGCCCAATCAACTTCAAAATTATTAACGTCTGATGACAGAATACTTGAGCCATTACTATCTGTGCCAGTTACTACACTAAAAGAAGCATTAAATTCTTCCTCGTTAGTAGGCTCTCCTTCTAGTATCCATTCTCCTGAATGTAATTCTGTAAGAGCTTCTGCTATACTCATGATCCAATCTCCATTACTGTAATGCTAGAGGCCGCTTGGGTGCTATTGTTTTGGCTTCTGTTTATATAACTTGTAGTTCCAGCAGTGTTTCTAAACTGGAGTTTATAAGTTGTTGCTGAGGTTGTGCTTGGACTGTCTAAAGTTTGAGCGGCTTGATTTACAAAACAAAATAAGTTGACAGAGCTACCTCCAAAAGACTCTCCCGAATTTGCGAAAATAGCTGTTCCTCCTCGCAGTAATCTAAAACGCACTGCAGAGTTACTTATGTCAGCCGTACCAGAAACACTGTACATAACCAGTATCTTACTGCTTGTTGATGATGGCGTGATAGTAACACTTAAATCAGATATATCTACAAAACCTGTTGATGATGTTGAAGAAGTGCCAGTTTTAGTTGAGCTTACAACTTGTAAAACCTTACCACCACCACCAATGCCTGTCCAAGTACCACTTGAGTCACAGTGCGCCCTTACGTTACCATCACCATCCGACAGCACGATGTTGTTGTCAGAGGTGCGGATGTCTAGGCCGCCTTGGTTGCCGTTGTAGCGTCCAAGGATGGTGTTGTTGTTGCCAGATGTGACCGTTTCACCAGCAGATGTTCCAATAAAAGTATTATATTGACTTGTTGTG